CAGGCGAGGTCCCGTCACTGGCGGGGCTTTTCTTGCATCTGGGGTTTGTCGATAAGGAATCGTTCACCCATTACGCAAACTATGGCGACGGGTTTTCCCGAACTGTAAAGAGAGCCAAGATGCAAATGGAAAATGATCGCATCCAAAGATTGCACTCTGGCAACGCTACAGGGCCGATTTTCGACCTCAAAGTGAACCACGGCTGGCAGGACAAGCAGGTGTCCGAGGTTAGCGGCCCAGACGGTGGCCCGGTTCAGATCAGCGCCATTCGTTTGGTGGGCGTAGATCCTGAGGACTGACACAACGTCAATCTAACAAAATCACCCGTCTTGCATTTTCCTGCTTGACGGGTTTTTTGTGCGTGCTACGTTGAACTCAACAGAGAGAGGAACACGAAATGACCAACGCAGAAAAGAAATCATACCTAGCTCGCGCACAGGCAGAGCTGGAAATGGCCCTTGCCGCTGGAGAGTTTTCCTCTTTCGAGGCGTCTTGCCGAGTAGCTTACGCTGAGGCGTGCGTGCGTGAGGCAAAAGAGCTTTTGGGTAAGTAATGGTGAGAACGGCGCGTCGATTTCGGTTGACGCGCCGTTTCTGTGTGGTATGGGTGGTGCCGGGTTTATAGGAGAGACGAAATGACACCGAGTGAGATTGCTGAGTGGCACAGAGGCATTGCTGACTTCACCGACTGCGTGAAGCGTAGAGACTTCCATCGACAAGCCGCCGCCACGATCCGCGAGCTTGAGGCAACGGGGAACCGGACGGCATATGATCTCGATCAGGTCAGCGCCGCGATTGGAACCGTGCGCTTTATGGACCCACCTGACGGGGGAAGCGTCACGCTGGCCGAGCAAGTGGCTGGTATGCACGACGCGCTCAACGCAGCCGAGGCCAAGCTCAAGATCGCAACGGAGGCGCTGGAGAGGATTGTCGCGTCATGTCCCGCTGTTTGTGAATTATCCGCCGCTAGCGCAATGGCAGATGACGCCACCCAAGCCCTAGCCCGCATTAAGGAGGTGGGGTGATGACGAAGGAAGAAAGAGCGTGGGTCCGCAAGATGAACAAGCTTCTGGGGGAATGCCCTAATCCTGGTTGGGGCTTTTACACCATTGGCGACCACGAAGTTACGATCTACGACCGAACGGCTCTGCTAGAGTCTGGTCACTATGACGAGAACGACGATCTGGTTGATTGCATCGGTGCCGCTGAAAGTGACGGACACTTGATTGAGATTGACGAACTGCGCTTCCCCAAAGCGGTTGAGGGTGTCTGCGGATGACCGACACCGACAAGCTAAAGCGGCTGGCTGAGGCGGCGACTGGCATTCTCGCTAGTGGCGCCACATGGGCTGACGACCTTGATGTGAAGAACGCAATCAGGAGCGAAAACCATGAGAGGATATACGGTGCGCTTGCAGACCCCGCTTTCATCCTCGCCCTGATTGCCGAGAACGAGCGGACCGAAAGTCAGCGTGACAAAGCAATTAATCAGGTTTGCCTTTGGATCGAAGAGCATGACCGCGTTAAATCACAGCGCGACGAGGCCGTGGCGTTGCTGCGGAAGTTAAACTTCGCATCTCGCCCAGAGGTCGGCGCCTTCCTCGCCCGCATTGACGCTGCCGAGTAAGTGGTGTAGTTGAGTAGGCACTCAATATGGAGAGATGAGAAATGACAGATTTAGGCGCTAAACAAACCCTGATCAAGGGCGGAACAGAGCGGCTGCATGGTGCGCTTGCAGAGCTAACGAAAGCAACTCAAGCGATTGAATCGTTGCGCGAGCGAGTGTTTGGTGATTCAGTTGTCGATGCAGTCAGTTCGTGTAACGAGGGGCATCCGCATGTTCCATGCGAAAGCTCTGATTTCCTGCTTGCGGTCCAGATCTTAGAGGCCACCGCTAATCGCTTGAAGTTGGACATCGAGGCGCTTAACGAGCGAATTTGACTCACCCGAGTAAGTGGTGTAGATATATACACACAGACAGCACGCACTTAAACGCCCTCGTTCTCCGGAGCTGGGGCGTTTTTGTTGTTGACGCTGCGTGTGGGTGTGGTACGACTAGGGCAGAAGAGGAGATTGAATATGATCAGCATGGATAAGAAATACCGCACTCGAGACGGCCGTGATGTGCGGCTGCTGTGTGTGGATGGTGGCGGATTCTACCCAGTCATCGGCCTTATTGACAGCGATATGCTTCGGTGGACGGATGACGGTCTTTTTGCCCCCATGCGCACCGCGAGGCACTCTACGGACCTAATCGAATACCGCGAACCCGACATCCGCACGATCTGGGTGAATGTGTATGAGGATGTGGTTCTGAACTACAAAACCGCGGAATCGGCTAGGCGCAAAGCCACTCCGACCGCAATCTCCATCGCCCAGCCTGTAACGTTCGAGGTTAAACGCAAATGAAACACGCTGAACTGATTGCGCGGCTTGAGGCTGCGGAAGTGGGTGGTAATGCGCTGTCTATCGATGTGTTGGAGGCTATAACCGGAGGGGACTGGAGGCCGGGAGACGGAACCCATCGGTTCATCAATAACGGTGATGGCACTATCGGAATTGAAGTAACCCCCGTCACCACCTCCCTAGACGCCGCCCTTGCGCTGGCCGAGCGGGTTGGGCTGGACCCGCTCGCAGTATTAGAGGCGGTTGTAAAGATGCGCCACCCTCTAGTTGAGCAGCTTCCTCGCAGTTGCTGCATCGCCATCCTGAAAGCACTGGAGGCCAAGCAATGCGACTAACCATCGATCAGGCCATGACGATCCTGTGCGGCGCGCTGAACGTTGGCCCCAAGTCGCTGCAAGAACCAGACGGCAAGGGTAGCCGTGGCGACGTCGCAGAGAAACGCGCGATCTGTTACATCATCCTGCGCGAGCACTCATTCACGGCGGCGGAGATCGGTGCGTGGTTTGGGCGCTCTGAGAACACGGTGCGGACTGTGTGTGTGAACAAGCTCCGTAAGGCGCGCGTCAATGCCGAACTCGACAGGCGATTGAACGATGTGCGCGAGGTGTTCCGTGGTCCCGCTGAGGGGCTATCGGCCCGTGTTCGCGTCGAGGATATGGAAGCGCGTATTAAGAAGCTTAAGTCTGGAATGGCAATGTGGGCCGCGCAACTGGCCCAGCTAGAGCGCGAACTGAGGGAGATGAAGGCGTGAAGTACACGGCGTATATGATTACGAAGCCCGCTAGTGAGGGGTGGTGCGAGTGGTGCGAAAGGGCCAAGGACATGATCAGGTCTGCGCTCTATGACGGCGTCATTGATGACTTCATGGCCGCGCCGCTCCCACTCCCCGCTCGCCAAGCCTATTACAAGGGATCAGGCACATCGACCATCCCGCAGATCTACATGGTTGACGAGGACGGGTTTAGCGAGCATGTTGGTGGCTATGACGAATTGGTCGTCTGGCTGGAGAAGAGGAAGAAGTGATGTGGATTCTGGCAGTACTGGCACTGGCGGCTCTGTGGGCTGTGGCATTCGTAGCTGCTGACAGTGAGCGATAGCCGCTCGCTGGGAGTAGTCTTGACACCCGCGTCACGATGTGGTGTATTGCCTTGAGAAACCAACCCCAAGACTACGAACGCTTCGCCAAAAGCGGTCCTGATCGAATTAGTATCGGTAAGCATAGAGTTTAGCGAGCGGCGTTGATGGAAACGCACCCCCAAGGGACGCGAGGGCGCTGTAAAATCCCCTCCACAGTAGGTATCAAGCCCTGCCTCGCCACACAGAAACCCGCCCATCTCCGGATTGGCGGGTTTTTTGTGCGCTTGAGGCCGATGTGTTACATTCTGCTCGATGGCAAGCAGTGAACTAGAGATCAAACTCCCCCGCAAGATCCAAGAGATTTTTCAGGGAAAGGCGCGTTATCGCGTGGCACGTGGTGGGCGTGGTTCCGGTAAGTCGCGCTCGTTCGCTATGTGGGCCGCCGTCATGGGGTGCGTGTTCGCGTCTCAAGGCAAGTCGGGCGTTATTCTGTGCGGGCGCGAGTTTCAGGCGTCCCTGCGGGATTCATCTTTTGCCGAGGTGCGCGAGGCCATCAAGTCTAATCCTGTGCTGGCGTCGCAGTACGAGATAGGCCGCGAGTACATCCGACACATATCGGGCCGTATCGAGTTCGTGTTTATCGGCCTGCGCCACAACGTTGAGTCGATCAAGGGTATTGCCCGCATTCTGTTGGCGTGGATCGACGAAGCGGAGCAGGTGTCTGAAACATCGTGGAAGGTGTTTATCCCCACGGTGCGCGAGCCGGGCTCTGAAATCTGGATCACGTACAACCCCTCTAAAGAGGACAGCGCAACAAATCGGCGGTTCTATCTAGAGCGCACCGATAACATGCGGGTGTTGGACGTGCAGTGGTCGGACAATCCGTGGTTCCCCGCCGTGCTGGAGGAAGAGCGCGTAAACGACCTGATCACGCGCCCACTCGACTATCAGCACATTTGGGAGGGCGGGTACTCGAGGCGCACTGACTCGCTCGTGTTCACAAACTGGCGCGTGGAGGAGTTCACCGCTCCTGCTGACGCCACTCTGCGGTTCGGTGCTGACTGGGGATTTGCCGTTGACCCAACGGTTCTTGTTCGCGGCTACATTGAGGGCCGCAAGCTATACATCGACTACGAGGCGTATCAGGTCGGGTGCGAGATCGACAACACGCCAGTTCTGTTCGACGGCGTTCCTCGGTCGCGAGAGTTCCGCATCACCGCCGATAGTTCTCGCCCAGAGGTTGTCTCTTACATGCGCCGCAACGGATTCCCGCGCATTATTCCCGCCATCAAGGGCAAGGGGTCGATTGAGGACGGCATCGGGTTCCTGCAATCGTTTGAGGTCATTGTTCACCCCCGCTGTGTGAATGTGATCCGTGAGCTGGCGGGGTATTCATACAAGGTGGACAAATACACCGACGAGGTTCTGCCGTTCCTTGAGGATAGGGACAACCACACTATCGACGCGCTCCGCTATGCGCTTGAGGGCCTGCGTCGGGCGGGGCCTACCGTGAAGGAGGTCAAACGTGATAGTGTGACACCGAATGATAGATACGTACGGAGGAAATCATACGAAGATGACGGCGGGTACTATGGTTGATACAGAGCGCACTAAAGAAGACCTACAGCGAATCCTCAGCAAGATCGAAGGGGAGGAAGGCCAGCATGAACGTGCAAATGCAATCCGCGCTAAACTGGAGGCGCTTAAGGATGACGAAGGCGAGTAAGGCGCGGGTGCTCCGCAAGGCCAAGGAGCGGGAACTATATACTCGTTTAGGTATAGAGCGCGGTGTGGTAAAATCGAATAATGACGCGGCGCGCGTGGTATTCTTTACGGACAAGCTAATCAATGGCTGAGCAGAACGACAACCTCCAGAAGTTTAAGCGCATGTTGGATGGCGCGCGCGGTTCTCTGTCGGAGCCGCGCGAACTGTCTCAGCGCGACCGTGACTATTACGACGGCAAGCAGCTAACGGCCAAGCAGCGCGGCGTCTTGCGTCGTCGTAAGCAGCCAGAGACGATCCGCAACCGCATTGGCCCGGCGATTGACGGCATCCTTGGCATTCTGGAGCAGGCCAAGGTTGACCCACGCGCCTATCCGCGCACGCCTCAGGACGAGGACAGCGCGGACGTTGCCACCAAGTCCCTGAAATACATCGCAGACAAAAACCGATTCCACAAGCTTAAGCTAGAGGTGGCAGACAATCACCTCGTTGAAGGCATCGGTGCGTGTATCATTGAGGCGGACGATACGGGCGAGATTTTCATTAATCAGATCCGGTTTGAAGAGTTCTTCTATGACCCGCACTCGCGCGAGGCGGACTACCGCGACGCAAAGTTCATGGGTATTGCGAAGTGGATGTATGCTGAGGATGTGGCGAGATCGTATCCCGAATACGCGGAAGAGATTAACTCGTCTGTATCGCGTAACTCGACGACTCCGCTAGGCGACCTGAACTGGGACGACAAGCCAGACAGTCAGTTGCCATGGATCGACAAGAACATGCGCCGCCTGTTGATGGTGGACATGTATTACAACGAGGGCGGCTGGAAACGCGCCGTGTTCTGCGCGGCTGGCGTGCTGGAAGAATCCGACTCGCTGTACCTCGACGACGACGGCGTGCCGACAAACCCCATCGAGGCCACGTCGTGCTTCATTGATCGCGACCTGAGTCGCTACGGACTCGTCCGCCGCATGGTGTCGCTGCAGGACGAACTGAACGCTCGTGCGTCTCGTGCACTTCACCTGCTGAACAGTCGCCAGCTACAGGTCACTAATCCGGAATACCCGCCCGAGGCATCGGCTGATACGGCTCGCACCGAGGCCGCGCGTGCTGACGGCGTTCTGCCCGTTGGTTACACCGTGGTTCCAACCGTGGACATGGCTCAGGGCAACCTGAATATCATGTCCGAGGTGGCCAACTCGCTGGATCGCCTCGCCCCAACACCCGCAGTTCTGGGGCGCTCCGAGGGCTCGTCGCAGTCTGGCCGCTCGCGCCTAGTGCTACAGCAGGCTGGAATGACCGAGATTGCTAGACCGCTTGGGCGTATCGAGGACTGGGAAAACCGCGTGTACCGTCAGGCGTGGATGCGCGCCAAGCAGTTCTGGACGGACGAGATGTGGATTCGCGTCACCGATGATGAGGGCGCGCCCGAGTTCCTGCAAATCAACAAGCCAGTCTATCAGCGCATGCCGTTGATTGATCCGATGACGGGCGAACCTGCGATGGACCCTCAGACCGGTGAGCCGATGACGCAGGTGGTCATGCAGCCGCAGCCAGTAATGGGGCCAGACGGTCAGCCGCAGGTTGATCCGAATACGGGGCAGCCGGTTATGCAGCCGCAACCCGTGCTGATCGGCTTTGACAACCGCATTGCCTCTATGGACATGGACATCGTCGTCGATACTGTTCCCGACACCGCAAACCTCGCGGCAGAGCAGTTCGCCACGCTGTCTCAACTGGCTCAAGCGTATGGCCCAGAGGCTGTTCCGTTTGAGGATCTCGTTGAGCTATCGTCGCTGCCCGACAAGCGCAAGTGGCGCGAGAAACGTGAGGCGCGCGCACAAGAGCAATCGAACCCCCAGATGGCGCAAATGCAGATGCGGGCGGCTCAGCTTGATATGGCAGAGAAAGAGGCCAAGGTGCAGGAGTCGCAATCCAAGACCAAGCTTAATCTCGCCAATGCCAACAAGGCCGAGGCGGACGTTGTTGTGGAGGCCGCCAACATGCAGCAGCAGGCAATCAACGCGGCGGGCTTAGGGCTCCCGATGATTATGGAGTAAGGACAGCCCCTCTTCGGAGGGGTTTTTCTTATGCTGTTTGCTAGTCAAATAAGTTTTTGTTATATTCAGTCATCGTCTGACCGGACGTAAAGCGGTTTTTCGAAATGCACGCGATAGGATGCAAAATGAGTGATACGTTAGACGCTGATATTGGCTCTATCTTTGGTGATCTAGACACTGGGGTAGAAGAGACGCAACCGGAACAGGTAACGGCAGCAGAACCGCAGCCAGAGCCAGATCCGGAGCCGCAGCCAGAACAGCAGGCCGCATTGCCTACCGAGACGGTCCAAGAGCAGCCGAAAACAGATGACGCAGAACGGGTATCTCACCACGTACCGCTGACTGTGCTT